ACGCCGGCTCAATACCACTTGTCGTCTGTGTCAAGCATGAAACAGATCCTGCTGGTGCTGTTGTTGTGTTGGCTATGTTTCTACGACCGTGTTCTTTGTACATTCTTCTAATATGATCATCTGTTTTTCCAATAATTCTATCTAGAAAGGGGTGACCTTGTTCTTTTGCAAAATCAAAAACTGGAAATGCGCCTCTTTCTTTTGCAAGTCGTATTGATGTTTCATAAGAATTAATAGCCAACCACTTGTATATTTCCTCTACTACCTCTATTGACTTTTCCGAACCGTATTGAATATTGATCATTGCTAGCGCGTCGCCTAGTCCTGTTATTCCTAATCCAGTTCTTCGACCATTAAGCGCAACTTGCTTTATACGTTTCCATAAGTTTCTTTCATAGTATTTGACCTCATCAGGTTCAGGGTCGGCATCTATCTTTGCAAGTATCTTATCAACCTGTTCTATTTCCAAGTCAATCATATCATCCATAAGCCTCTGGGCTTTTACAGCAACAGATCCAAACTTACCATAATCAAATTTTGCTTCTGGTGTCCACGGTTTGTCTATGAAACTAGTTAGATTGATAAGCATCAATCGACAGCTATCATAAGGTGATAGAATAATCTCACCACAAGGATTTGTAGATACTGATCCAAAGCCTTCGTATTCGTATATGTCAGCAGGCGTCATGCGCTTAGCTGTGTCCCAGAATAGAACGCCTGGTTCTGCGGAGGCATGAGCACCTTCGATAAGCGCATTCCAAACTTCCATTGCGTATGTATCAGTATTCACAATTTCTGGTTCTATGGCATCTACCGGCCATCTTTGTTCATACCTCTGACCAAGTTTGACTGCTTCCATAAATTCATCTGTAACTCGAACTGATATATTAGCACCTGTTACTTTTGTTAGATCACGCTTGATTTTAATAAATTCCATGACTTGTGGGTGATGTACAGATATAGTGAGCATTAATGCTCCTCTTCTGCCTCCTTGAGCAACTTCACGGCATGTATTAGAGAATCTTTCCATAAAGACCTCGATACCATCTGTAGTTTTAGCAGCGTTAGCAGTGGATAACCCACGAGGTCTAATAGTTGATATATCAAAACCAATTCCACCTCTTCTTTTAGCAATCTGAGCGAGTTCTTGGTCTGTCTTAAGTATTCCTGCATATGAATCATGCGGTGCCTCCACAACAAAGCAATTTGATAATGATTGTATTTTTGCGTCATTTCCTATACCACTCATAGGGGAGCCTTGTGGTACAATATATTTAAAATCCTTAAGCAGCTCATATATCTCATGGCGATTTAAAGGGTTAGGATACTTAGCCTCTATTCTTGCTAATTCTCCTGAAATTCGTTTATGCATCATATCAGGATTACTTTCTAAGTAATTTCCGTCTTTGTCTTGCAACGCGTACTTATTTAAAAATACGCTGGTTGCTAGTTCATCACCACCAAAATATTCTAGTGTCTCTGCTCTTGCTTGTTCTATATCATATGTCTTCGCCATCTTGCCTCCGCTAGCCGTTTATTTCTTTCCACTTGGATTTTAATAAGTTTTTCATGTTTGTATTATCACTTTTTACTGCAGTATCTAAAGTCATCTCAGATGCATTTTCTACTACTTGTATCTTTGACATTGCAGTATCAATCTTGATAGGGAAGAGTATACCGTCTCTTCCAGCACGGTTTTTAGCAACGAATAATCTGCCATCACCTGACGCTTTTTCCATTGGCTTTCTTGACAGGGATATTACAACGTCTGCAACCATTGCTTTCCCATACGCTTCAGACATGTTTTCTAAGCCAACAACCTGTGCATTGGATGCTTCTCTATTAGCTTGTGACGCGGTCCAGATTGGTACTCTCATCTCCATAGCCATATTTCGCAACTCCTCATAAATAAGCTTAAGTTCATGTCTCAGCGAGTCATATTTCCGGGTGGATCTCATAATGTCAGCGTAATCAATAATAATTAGATGAGGAGTGAATGATTTCATCATTAACTTTTCAATGTGATTTCTGAGCGTGATTACGGACGCAGATCCAGTTGGATACTCTTTAATAATTAATCTACCAAAACTCTCTTTTTCGTAAAAATTAAGAATTTCTTCTTTTTTATCAAAGACATCAGTCGAGTTTATCGAGCACAAATTGCTATCGTAACGTGTCCCAACAATCGTTTCTGACAACTCAAAAGTGTAATGGACGACATTTTTACCTCTTCTTAGCGCAGCAGCACCCATAGCCACTAACCAGTGTGATTTTCCTACACCGGTCGGAGCTGTAACGACACCAATTTCACCCTTTCCTAGGCCACCATTTAACACATCTTTTTTATCTAAATGAGGTATGCCTGTCGGGCAGGCAGTTCTATTTTCTTTAAGAAATCGAGCTTCATGATCATTAAAAAAATCATGCCCTAAAGAAGATGGATTACCCTTAGATATTGCATCTTTCATAATATCTATAACAGACTCATATTGTTCAGATGCAATTGCTTTAACTGATTCTTCTAAAGCCTCCTTAAGCGCTTGTTTTTTACAAAAGTCAAGTGATTTATCTTTAACATATTGCAAGTCACCTGCATCGGGATTTGCTTTAATTCTCATCAAGTATTCTATTATTTGATCTCTAAGAATTATATCTGTCCCTTCCCTTAACTCGTCTTTAATCATTGTTACAATTAGTTGCATTGTTGGAAAAGTTTTATAGTGGTTATAGAAGTCAAAATACTTTTGTGATAAATACTCAAGATATCGTACGTCAAAGTATTTAGGTGTCATCACTTCAAGCATTTGTGCTGCCCAGTTATGATCATTCAACAAAGACTGAAATATTTTTTCTTGAAATTGTTTACCGTATTTTGAAAAGTATTGCGGTTGTGCATTCATTGTTAGTTACCTTTTTTAATTTTATTGATTTTAAAAGTTAAAAATCCTCGTTCAACATTTAAATTTTGTATTCCATTTTTTAATAATAATCTCATCATTCCCATTTTATCAATTTTTTCATCATCATTTTCAATTATATTATTAACTTTTACTATTTGCTGATGTGATAAATTTTGCATATCAAGCAAAACTAATCGCCAGTTTCTTCTTATTATATCTGCGTTGTCCAGAATGCTTCTGAACACCTTTAATTCCTTTTCTTGATATTTACCATTGCAAGACTCTAAAAGCTGATCTATCGTACATTCTTGTTCACTTTGAAACTCTTTAAAATGCTTTGCCAAAGATTTAAATCCTACGCCTGAAGCGCCTTTGATATTGTCTGATGGATCACCAACTACGCACTTAGCTAAACAAAAATTGTTTGGGTGTATATTGTATCTGTCTACAACCTTTTGTTTATCAACGAGTGCTTTTAAAGTCGGTGACCAGATTCGTGTCTTATCATTAATTAGCTGATAATAATCATGGTCTGAAGAAATAATTAATTTTATATCATCCGCTAGTTTGTAAGTTGACATATAACCTATAACATCATCAGCTTCACAATCTTCAACGTATATTTGTTTAATCGGAAGCTTCGACATAAGACTTATTAGTAATTTAAGTTGAAAGTTTCTGTTCTGAAGTGTGTCAGGTATTTCTTCATAATATCTATTCATTCGTTGAGGCCGGCTCTTTTTCTTATAGTCGCTGTAAAGATCACGCTTCCTCTTAGACCCTCCACCTTCCCAGACTATTATTGTTCTATCAGGCTTAAATTTCTCAACCTTGTCAATAATAGTATAGTAAAATCCAACAACACCACCTATCTGTTCACCATTGGAATTCATTGCTGGATGTGCTGAATAGTGCCTAGTAAATAGATTAAGACCATCAACAATTAGTGTTTTTTGCATCTTAATCCTCTGGGTCAAAAACCTCTATTTCATCTGATAAAGCACGAATTTCTTCATAAGACTCTGCATCTATATTAAAGCTGTTTGGATCGCCCATTATTTTAACCATTGCTTTTTCTAAGAGGGCTTCAATATAAGGACCATACTCTTTGTGTGTTATTATGTCGTTAAACTCTTTCTTTCTAAATTTCTTCTCAATAATGACTTCACCAGTTTCTAGCTCAGCAACTGTAAGTGTCTTCCATTGCCCTGAGCCGGCAACATGAACATCATATTCACCACAAGTGTCAGAACCGTGTTTTCTTAAAACATCAAACACTTCTTCATGTTCCACAATACCCTTACCAAAGTGTATCTGAAAATTAGCTGTCCTAAACGGAGGCGCGACTTTACACTTA